CGTCCGCACGGACCAACTCCCATCCTTCTCTTAGCTTTGCACTGATATTCTTGCGGTCATCAAAACCACGAGTCTCAGCGCGAATCCACCGATGCTTAAACCCATCTGGGGCAGGCGGCGCGTCCAACATGGACGGTGGAGCCCACGGCTTACGCTGTGCCGTCTTAGCTCTCGTTTCACTAGCGCGGGAAGCCCGACTTACAGTTTTCGTTTCTTCAGTCATGCTTAGTTCCTCACGTATTTCGCGTATTCTTCAAGTGGCACCCCTAGTTTTTTAGCCATAGTGACTTGGGTCTTGGAGAGACGGACCTTTCCTGTACTGCGCCCAGTTGCTTTTCCGCGGGATACAGAAGCCACCGTCTGGGCGGGACGGCGAGATTCACCCGAACTCTTCAACTTATGGGGAAATTCATCCGCCATACGTCTGTCTAGTTCATTGTAATAATCATCTGACTGCGGGTCAAATCCTTCTGTTTCCACAAGTTTTTTGTGAATACCAAAAACCGCATAGGTCATGGCTTCGTCTTGGCCGAACCATTCGTTACGTTCTGCCCAGTCCTCTGCTTTAGGGTCTGGACGACGAGGCTGTTGAGCAGGCATCGGTTGTTGAACCTGTGCTTGCTGTTGCGCTTCATACTGTTGCGCGTACCGCTCTTGCTGAACCTTAGCCTGTTTAGCCCGGTCATTCTCAATCGCCAGAGAAGTGATCTTACGTTGCGCTTCTACCACACCCGCCGTATCACCCATCTCAATCGCACGAGCAAGATCCTGCTCTGCCGCGGTAGTTTGAGTTTCTATACGTCCCGCATATTCATTGACATAGTTGTCGCTCAGACTGTTCATGCGCTTCTTGAGATCTTCTGCCTCCGTTTGCACTTGTTGTGCATAACGAATTGCCTCTTCCCGCTCACGTTCCGCGGTACGCATTTTCTTGGTTAAACGATCAATGCGCTTCTGCGTTGCATTACTCGCTTTATCAAAATTATCGTCTTCGTCGGATGCGGAGACCTCGATAGGACTCTCTTCAGGCTGTTCAACCTCAAGTTCGACCTCCGTTTCCTCTGCATCTCCGACGTCCAATTCAATTTGATTGTCGTCTTTTTCTTCAGCCATGATTAATCCTTAGAAATGTAAAACATCTTCTGGATCGAGAATCCGAGCCAGAATTTCATCGTCGTTAAGAATCCGTACCTCGCCTCCGTCAATGTTGAAACGAGAGCCAGAATAGCGGGCAAACATCACCCAATCCTTTTCCGCGCACCACGCTCCGTCTGGAAACTTGTCGGTGTCTTTATATGCTAGTGGCCCTACTTTGAGGACGTAGCCGACTTGAGTAGAAACCTGCTGTTGCTCAATGGTCTTGTCAGCAAGAAGGATTCCGCCTTCTGTCTTGCCTTTACCACGATATGGCAGGATAAGTATTCGCCAACCAGTTGGGGTTGGGAGTCTTTCTAAGAGAGTTGCCCCGATGGCCTCGGGATCAAGAAACGTCCTGCGTTCCTCTGTATATGCTTCTTCAAGCGTCGCGACTTCTTCAGTCATCTGATTGCTCCTGTTTATCTAGCAGGCCCTTGAGTTCCTGTTCGACGTGATCGAGGGCAGTCATCATGCCCATCATTTCACGATAATGTTCCATTGTTTTCACGCCGTTATATTGCAGGCAATCTACAATGGCCGTCCGCTGATCCCGAATGATCCGAAATACAGCTTCGGACAAGTATATATCACTCATTATCTTATATCACCGCATTTTATCTTAGATAGTCCCATATATAGCATAGGAGCGGTGATAAGTAACTAAGCCAATGCGCGTATTCTCTGAACTAAACGCTCCGCACGGTTGGTAACCTGCTGATACCATTTGGAATCAACCATCTCATCTGCGGCTTTGTTCCAGTCACGAGCATCAACTCCGGCCTTCATCCCCTTAAATTTACTTAAACGAGGACGTCCCATGTTGAACATCATATTGGCGATTACACGCTGTGCCTCTTCTGGAAGCTGGCTAAAGTCACGATACAATCGCTCACATTCATCCAGTGTAATGTCGATATCCTGTTCAAAAAGTTCTGCAACTCTTTGTTTTGAAACAGGTTCTCCAACGTTGCAGTCAAATTCGTCATCGCCTTCAACGATCAAGTGACCAATGCCGCACGTCGGTAGCCCCAGATGGTCCAGATATATCTCATACTTACAGCCTTCATCGGCCTCCAGTTCTAAACGTAATTCTTCTAAATTCATTTTGTCAGTCCCTGTTTCTTCTCATAAGTACGGAGTCCACCAAGCCCGAGCATACCCAGCAATACGGTCATCAACGAGTCCATATCGAACGTAGGGATTTCAGGTATCGGTGACCCATACCACGTAATTCCAAAAATAATGAGTGGAGCAAGCACGAAGTGATATGCCAACGCGATACCGCAGGTCCATCCAATGAAGGGTCTCCATCCTGCGACGAAGATTGACTTGTGTTTTGCTTCTTCTCTGTTGACGAGGATTTGTTGCATTGCGGCTTCATGCGCGTGTTTTTCAGCCATTGTTGAAATTTCGTGGGCCAAAGCATTTTTTTGATCCTTGTCTTCAATGAACTTGTCTAGCAGTCCCGTTACTGGACCGATAAGTGCTTGTATCATTCAGTTCCTCCTGCGGTTTTCTACCGCATTTGTCACATTTACCCATAGGGCGTCTTGTAAACTCGCCGCCACATTCTGTTTTGTACACGCCTCTTTGAGAAGTGTACGAACAGATTTTCATGCTAGCTGTCTTTTGATTTCGCTTGGTAGGCGCTCGCGCCGAAGAAACTGGCGACGAGGGCCGACACGCCGATGAAATACGTGCCACTAATGTCCGCGATAAGTTCAGCCGCTTTATCGAGGCCGACAAGACTGCATATAAAGATTCCGCTCGGGTAGAGAAGGAGGCCAAACAACGCGAACCACGCCATTTTGCGGATTGAATCACGCTGTGCATCTTCGTCTTCCATTTTGCGGCGACGGTCTTCAAGCTCAATAAGAGTGAGTTCGTCCGGGTCAATAACTCCGTTACCATTTTTGTCATACTTTTCCATCTCCGTCATAGCATCTCTCCTTGGATCTGGTTAGTGGGTACGCACACCACGTTGTAATTTAGTAAAGGTTTGCCAATCTTCTGAACCATCTCTTCTCCAGCGTATAAGCATTCCATGTGTGTAGGGTGGATCTCCAGAATTCTGAAGTAAAACGTCATGTCTGCCACGAAGATTCCCATCAGTACCCAAGCCATTACCGCCCTTTTAAAGAAATGATAGCAAGTAAGAGCCAAATGCCCCCAGCCACGGTGAGACAACCAGCAAGTATAACAGCAGTATAGATAAGTCCGTCCTTAATCGCTTTCTTCTTACGCTTTCGAGCTTTTTCTTCACGCTCTTTCTGCTTCTTTCTCAGTTCTTTGCGATTACGGATGAAGGTCTGATAATCGTCCCATAAGCGGGGGCGACCGGCGTAGATGAATAACTGCTTGATTTCATACTCTTTTTTTCTAATATCTTCAAGTGCCCAGAACGCTTCCATGTCCCCTTGAGCGGCATCTTTTTCGAGTTCTTCGTGAGCGTCGGCAAGATTGGTCAGATGCTTACCCATCTGACCGACAGATGTAACGTGTCCGGCGAGTTCTTTAATACCATTGATCGCCTGATTCGCAAGCTCGATAGCGGCAATGGCTTCAAAGATCAAAGCCTACCTCCTTTTGAGTAACTCACGTTCTCGACCCGCATCAATACGAGCTTGTGTCTGAGCCGCCTGCGCCTGCAAACGGTCATAGAATTGACGATCACGCATCTGCAAGGTCTGCTGATCCAACTGTAGCTTGGCCGCATCTAACTGAGCATCCCGCTCGGCTTCCTGTGCATCCAACTGCAACTCCTGTTGCTTCAGTTGTACCACTGGGTCTGGCCCTTGCCCGGATACTTGCTGAGATAGCTGTTTCACTTCCTGCATACCCTGTGCAATGTACTGAGCCACCAAGCCCTCGTACTCCATCATCCGCTGTTCCGGATTTGCCGCAGGTCCTTGTTGCGCGGTAATCTGCTCAAACTCAGCCGTAGCCCGCTCCCTAGCAGATATCTGAACGTGTTCCATGATGTGTTTCTGAAGAGCCATCGCGACAGCAGGCATACCAGCAACCATCGGCGTTGAACCAAAAACCATATGCGACATGATATGTGCTTGATGATTCTGCCCCGCGAAGGCTTCCAACTGCCCCATGTCGAGTGCATCTATATTCTCCTGTGCAGGATCCGTGGGCCCCATCTCATCCTCTGGGGGTGCCTTCATGATCCGGTCTATATCTTTCACGCCTAACGCGTCATACATGTCGCGATAGACCTCATACATGTTGTGAATCTCTGGCGCGGCCCCAGCTAACTGAAGCTTGGTCTGTGCCATCACAATCCGTTGCGCCTGACTGAATACGTTTGGATCAGATACCGGGATCACATCCACACGATCATCAAAGTCATTCGCCATAATACTGGCGTCTTCGCCCTCAACAGAGTACGGATACTCCTGTGGCAGACTTTCGCCCATAACACGGGCAAGAATCTTGAACTCTAGGCGCATTGCGTAGTGCAGACGCTTGTGAATAGCCGACATGACGCGGGAACCTTGCTCCAACATCGCGATTGTCGTGCCCACAGCGGCTCCCTGATTGCCATCCCCTACCTTGAGGTCTGTGATCGTCGCAAAACGCTGTCCGGCCTCTACAACGAAGCCTAGAAGGTTAAATAACGTTGCATCCGGGCCCTTGAACGGCAACGGCATTAAAGAATCACGTATGGCACCGCCGGGAGCGTCTACATCACGGAACTCACCGGGCTGTAGCGGGTCATCATCGTCCCTGATCCGTAGTCCGCGGGCTTTGAATCCTGCCGGTAGGTTCGATAACGTGCCCGCATCAATCAACTGACGCAGTGCAGAGGTCGCGGTCCTAGATAATCCACCGATTGTGTGGATAAGTCCCAGACCATAGAACCCGAAACCCGGTAAAAACTTGTAATGCACAAAATATTGGATCTTTTTGCGTAGTTCGTCGCCCTCGGCATAGTTTCTACGGATCGCGAGGATCTCTCCGGTGTCATAACTCAAGGTAACGATGTACGGAATCTTAATTCCGGTCATTTCTCCTTCGCTATCGACCTCTTCAAAGCCCTCTAGGTCTAAATCTATGTGGCACTCAAGCAATGTCGCGTCATAATCAATTTGAGAAGGGGTTACACCGTCAATTCGCTGTATTTCTTCGGTAACAGAGTCGCTTCTGCCCTCTCCGGGAGTCACCGGAACGTCCAAATAGAAGCCTGAAACCTGATTTTTACGCAAATCATTCAACGGCATCCGTACAACTTGCGTAATATTTGGACAAGTATCCAAATCTGACGTCTCATAGGGCACCACGAGGTTCTCAGCAGGGACAAACTTGCTGACTGCACGGTTCATACCCTCGTCAAAGTAGACTTTTTTGAAGGTTGAGCCCGCCAATGGCAGATAAAACAGCATCTGATCCATGTCTGGCGTGTAATCTTCCATCACATTGGTGATGTAGTAGTTCATAAACTGGCGAACACGCCGTGCCTGCGCTTCTTTGTCCTTGGAATTATCCCCAATCACGGTTGTGCGGACGGGTCCCGAGGCTGGAAGTAGCTCATTGAACGCCTGTGCTTGGAATTGTGTAGCCGCTTCGGCCAACAGTGGGTGCGTTACACCAGAAGAACCGCGGAATGGCTGAGTGCGCTCTTCGTAGTTGAAACCTAACAGTTCCAAACCATCTGCATACGCGTCTTCCCACTCCTGTCTTGACGCCTTATTGGCATCAAACTCTTCCATAATCTCTGAAGCAATGCGGCCAAGCTCACGATCAGGCAGTTGCTCCGCAAGGTTTGCGTAAAAACCACCGTCTTCCATCATCTCGTCTTGAGGCTCAAAGTCTACCTCGACGCCACCGTCTTCTGTCGGAGAAATCTCAATCTCACCAATGTCCTCACCCTGAATCATCGCAAGTACATTGTTCTGTGAATCGGGAAGCTCGATCTCAATCTCGGCTTCTAAATCCTCAACATCCAGTTGAGACGGTACATTTTTCTCAATAGCCATTCGTTGCTCCAGTTATAAAGGGAACATATTGCATAATACCATTGCTCCGTGGTCCGCGGGTCATGTTCACTGCTTTGTCTTTCAATCCCACTACACCGCCGTCCGCCATGCCTTCGGGGTCTAGCTTCGACGTTGTCGTCATAACCGTTTCTGTCACCATGCGTTGTAACTGATCAGAATCCTTTACCCCGGTTTCATTACGAATAAAATCTACCAAACGGTCTACAACCAACTTTTGGTTAAAATTTTCTTTTAACTCTGGAGAGGGCGTTACTCCGGCCTCTTTGCCTTGTACCTCTAAACGAAGGTTCTGAACTTCAATTTGTTGCCGGATATCGTTCAACAACGTACTAAGCGCCTTTTTAGAAATGCGCGGGGCAGTCTCCCCCATCTTCTCCGGAAGAATAAATAAATCGGAACGGTTAACCATTGTTTGACTAGGATCGTACAACTGATTCACAACCTTACCAGCAATCGCAGGAATGTTGTGCGAGTAAACGGGTGAAAAACTGGCTATGAAATCAAGCTGATCCGTGGGCGGCGGTTCGGTGGCTAGTTCTGGTGGACTGACTGGCTCAGAACGAACTAAATCTCCGATACCTCTGCCGGCGACCTTCGCTACTTTAGGCGCATATTCGACCAAAGTAGCGATACCCTTTTTGATCGTATCTGGAAATAAGTCGTCTTGGGAAGCCACAGGACCTCCGTCTTCATAAGCTTGGACCGCTGACTCGCCTTCACCAACCATCCGGGGACCCGTAATATCAATAGAAGAATCAGAAAATATCTTTTCGTATGCGAAAGCAGGTGCGGCCTTTAACAAAGCGTTGAAGTCCTCTTCCGACATCTCCGCCGCGTTTTTCGGCGTAACGAGGATGTTGTCAAACTCTGGTTGAGGCTTGTCTTCCAATAATGCTCCGAGGGCCGAGGATATTAAGCCGGGAGCCTCTTTGTAGGCGTCAAAGGATTCTTGGAGTTCCGCTCTTTCTGCATCCGACAGGTTCTCAAACTGATCGTCGGTCATGGACATCGCGCCTTTCAACGCTAGAACTCGCGCCTTACCCAAATCCCGCGGCTGAGTCACGTCAAACCCCGCTTCTTTAAGAAGCTTTTGCGCTTCTTCTGCGTTGCCGTAACGCTTCATACGAAAATAATCTAACGCCCTGATTGCGTTTTCTTCTTCTTTTCTTGGAAGCTTAATAATCGGGTGCATCCCTTCGTGAATCGGAACCTGAGAGGATGCCGCGGCGTTACCAGCAACTGTAATGTCGCGAAAGACCCCGGCTTTTTCTGCAACTCCGGGATTCAAAGCGTTGCCAATAATTCCGAATCTGCCCTGTTGATACAAAAAGTCGGAATCCTCGTAACCAAAAGGAACCCTACCTGTATATACAGCCTCTTCAATCGCACGACGCTCCAGAAGATTGCTAGGATCTTGCTCAAACTGCAAAAAGTTGTAGTAATTAAGCATGTCCTCGGTGTTCTTATCAATGACTTGAGCGGCGGCTTCTCTTGCCAAAGGAGGGCCAGATTGCGTGTCAAGAGCTTCTGAGATTCGCTGGCGACGATAATCCATCGCGGGAGCTAGGTCGGCTATTTTCTTAACCCTTGCTTGAGCAAGCTCTTGCTGTCGCAAGTATTGTTGCAAATTGTCTTCTGCAAGGTCGAGTGGATCAGCCATGTATCACATTCCTAGAATGTCAATAGTACGCGACAACTTTAGCAGATTGATCCGTATCTTCCCAATCATCTGTGGGTAACTGCACAAAATTACCCTGCCGGTAGCGCATTAACGCCTGCGTCATAGAATCCACCAAGTCGTCATGCTCACCATTTGGAAAAGCCGCGACCTCCTCAACAAGTTCCTCGGCCCAAGGTTCGTCGGGGGCCCAAACCATCCCCGCTTCAAATAAAGGCGATACCGCATGTACCCGCGAAACTTTGTCGTTACCCTTAGAAGGCGTGAAGTTAACCACAGGAATCCCAATCTGTCTCATCTCGTGCGTCAACGGCATACCAGATGCCTTGGCTTCTATGATGACGGTATCGGGGTCCCAAAAGTTATACTCCTCAAACGCTATGTTTTTGAGTTCTGGAAAGTCCCATCGTCCTTTTTTGGAGTCGAGCAAGATGAGGTTTGGGGCTCCTCCTTCTTCGGGATAAAAGACGCCCCACGTCGTGATGGCCGAGTAGTCCGCCGTCTCGCGCTTTGAGAATGCCGTGTCATAGCTCTGAATCACAAACTGTAACTGAGGTACGGTTTCTTTCTGCCAAACGTTCCACCACTCCCGCTTGATAATCGCATTCTCTTCGCCCGTCGGATTCTGCTGATACTGAGCATTCCACTTGCTCGGGGGTATAGATGCGCGGACCCTTGTCAGATCATCTAAAGACCAGAACTCAGGCCAGCAAGGCTCTTCATCTTCCTCGCCAGAATTAAAAATAGCCGGTAGCTCTACAATCTCCCACTGGTCAGCAAGGGGATCCTTGGCCATCGCACGTAATAACTGACCCGTCATATCCTTCTCAGACCACCGGGTCTGAACAAGAACAATACTGCCTCCGGGCTGTAAACGCTGACGAGGTCCACCAGTATACCAGTCCCACGCGTCATCAAAACCAGAGTTCGACATCGCCGTCTGCTCCGAATGCGGGTCGTCAATAATAATCAAATCACCACCGCGGCCCGCGAGGTTTGATCCCACACCCACCGCATAGTACATACCGCCCTTATTGGTATCCCATCGGCCTGATGCCTTGGAATCAGCGGCCAACTTAACCTCTGAAAAAATATCCTGATAGTCATCTGACTCAATCAGGTTCTTGGTCTTACGGCCAAAATTCACAGCAAGTTCTGTCGTGTGCGTCGCCTGAATGATCTTCTTGCTCGGATTACGGCCCATGAACCACGCAGGAAATAGATAGGACGCAAACTCAGACTTCGTGTGCCGCGGTGCCATGTTGATTATCAAACGCTTGAGTTCGCCCCTAGCAACGCGCTCTAGTTTTTCAGCAATAATTTTATGGTGCCGCCCTGCAATGAACTCGGGCCAGACATGCCTGACAAACGACAAGAAATTTTTTTGACACTTTTCAGTCTTCTCTAATTGAGCAAGTCGCAGACGCAACTTGAGTTCCTTATCAGAGAGCAATTCTAGGTGTTGTGAATCCATATCGGGGGACCCTAACGTATGCGATTTTATAAGTAAATATACGGTAGTTAGCGACTATATCATTTTTCTGGTGAATATTTGTGAAAAACATGGCCCTTGTAGCCGTGCCGCGACCGCCCGTCCGCGCTCGCCGGATCGCGCTCGATCTGCCGATTTTTCCGGTTTAGCCTCGATTGGCAGGGGATCCTAAACCACGGCCCACGGCCCGCGATTGTGGATAAGTGTCTGTGGATAACTTTCGATTTTATCCACAGGTTAAGTTGTTGATTGTATGCGAAAAACGCAACCCCAGGTCAACGTTGCTGCTTGGTGTTTTATCCACAGAAAACCGCGCATAAATACGGGGGCTCGATAACTGCCGGTCACGATCCCCGATCCACTGGCCACGATCCACTGGCCACGATCCCCGATCCGGTGCGCTGAATTGACGCGCCACGCTCCCCGATCCGCTCCAATCCGGTGCGCTAACCACTGGCCAGTTATTCGCGGTGCAGGGACCGCCATACGTTTTGCAGGGAGCCCGCCCGACGGCTCGCGGTTTGATTATCTACCGGCGAAAAAAAGCCGGCACGGGGCCGGCTCGATTGGTTGGGACTGGTTAGTCGTCGTATGGATCGTCGCGGGTAAGCATTGCCGACTGTTGGGCGTCAACGTGTTTAGCCAGTCGCATTAGATCGTCCACGGCGTCGCGTTTCGCAGTGTGGCCCGCATCCGGATTTTGCAGTACTTCGCAATAAATACGAACAGCGCTCACCCAGTCCGGCGTTAAATTGACGATCCGCACTTCATCAATGGGGCATGTAACTTCGCTCATGCCGTCACCACTGGAGCATCGACTAAGCGTTGCGTGACGATATCAAAATGCACCGGCTCAAACTCGCTAATTTCGATGACGTCGCGCTCAAGGATAAGCACCGGCTCGAAATCGCGTTGCGCGAACCTGTACTTGATCCCGTAGAAGTTCAAAATGCCGTTGAGGCGCTCGCGAGTTGTAACAGTGTTCCAACCAGACAGTGTCAACGCGATGACTTCCCCGACACACTTACACGCGATTTCGTTACCGTGCAGGTAAATCTCAAAGCCGTTGGTTGACGTGTTACCACTGGTCAGACTGTCGCCCCGCGCCCAAGCTTCGACAATGTTTCTAGTAACTTTTCTCATGGTTTCTATTCCCTATAAGTTGCCGGCCGTTATTGGCCAGTCATGAGTATATAAAAGGTTATGCGAGAAACGCAATAAAAAGGCCGGCGGGATTGCTCCGGCCGGCCTCGCGTTTCTGGATCGGTTAAACGCTAGTAAACGTCAACTGAATATCGCCATCGTTTATCATTTCGCGCACCGCATCGCGGATAGCCGTGTCGGCTAGAATATCGCCATCGTTAACCATTTCCTGCACCACGTCACGAACGGCCGAATCGAAAGAACTGTCACCGATAGCATCGCTGATCCGTTCGTCCACGTCGTCACCATCAACAAATTGTGACCCCTCAAAAGCGTTTTCGACTTCAGACTCGACGCGCCTATCGACAATCGAATCGACGATACTCTCGACGGCGTTCTCGAAATCGTTAGTGTTCAGTACATCGCCCATCGCTTCCTCAACCATTGAAGTAAACGCCGCCAGTATCTCGGGCTCAATCAATGCGAAAATGCCGGCCGTGATGTTCTGGTTTTTTTCGAGATAGCCATTAGCCCGCTCCCGCTCCCGTTCAGCCTCAAGATCAGACATTCTCAATTTGTGCTGAAGTTTATCCAGTTCAACGCGAAGATCATCCGGCGTGAACTCGGCTTTCATCGGCTCGACGTTGTCCACGTTAACCGAAGTGTTTTGGTTTAAATCAGTCATGTTAAATACTCCCGTAGTTAAAGCCGTTATTGGCCAGTGCTTAGTATGCGATAAACGCCATAGGTAATGCAATAAAAAAAGCCGGCTCTCGGCCGGCTCTCTGGTTAGCTATGGGTATAGCCGTCGGGCTCGATCCCGAGCCACATATCGCACCATCGAATCATGTAGCTATCATCAAACGTCGCTCGCATGGCTCTCCGCCGAAATGCCAAAAACGATGACGATCCATCGGCGTCCCGACAGAACACGCGGTACAGTGCTTCCAGTTGTTGCCTGTTCATTTACAGCACCTTGAATCCCAGACTCGAAAACAATCAAGATCAAGATAAACCACGTCTGGTGCGGGGTATTTTTCTTTGTCGCTCTCGATATCTGAAAGCACCACTTCTAAGGGGTAAAGCTTTTTTTGCTGATCCGAAAGCAGTTGCCACGCCTGTTCCGGTTTAGGTAAATAAGTCATCTCACGCTCCCCGCGGATCGTCGTCCGCCATGATGGTTTCTGTATCCAAAACATAACCCGTGTCCGGATCGTGTTCATTCCATAGTGCCAGTTCACGTAATGCTTTATCCAAATCACAAACCAAATGCTCAACCATGTAGCCATCACTGGTGCGGATTGTGTGTGCCAATGGTGAATTAGACCAATAAATATTTGTCATTAGATTTCCCCCCAACCGGCCGAATTCAACCAAGCGTTATCGGCGTCGCTATCGTCCATAATGCGGCGAACTCGATCCGAGTTCTCACAAGTCGGGCACCACACTGGATTGCCATCTATCCCCGTTGAGCCGCAACGATAGTCAACTGCACGATAGTCATAACCGCATGGTACATACATAGTTACAATGTTTTCGCACATCTCAATTTCTCCCGTAGTTATGAAATGAGTTGCCAATATCGCATAGCTATTTCTAGCGGTCAATAAAAAGGCCGGCGGGATTGCTCCGGCCGGCCTCAATTAGTGAGATCATAAGCAGGGATCGTCACTCATCTTCGTCGTCGTAATCCCCGATAAATATACCCACTTTTTCCCAACCGTCTTCGTCGTATGTTTCTCCGGTTTTTTCGTTGAGAAATGACACCGCATCCTCAACCGTGTCGAACGTCGCAACATCAGAGTCTGGGTCACCCTGTAAAACCCACTCGCGTGGATTTAACATTATTCCATGAGGGTATTGATATATACCAAGCATTGCATATTCTCCTTTATGCGGCGACTTTATCCAACAATTTACCCGCACGGCGTTCAATGTCGATCCGGTTATCTTGGTGCGGAATGTCACGCGCAATAGCGGTGATCGCTTGAGCCGCGTCCCACACTGATTCAACCGGCCGGCCTTCCTCTTTCTCATGGCGTTGCATCGCCGCTTTCGCCATGCGCTGAGAGAGCCCCGCACGTTTAGTCAGAAAGTCCAGTCTATCGTCGTCAGTTTTAGCGACGTTAGCTGATTTAGCCTTCTGGACGCCTTCCACAAAAGTAGACGTTGCACCAGTGGCAAACGATTGCAATGCGGGACGGGCCTCGATAGCGAAACGATCCGGTGCAAACTTAGTGTGACGAATCTTGATCTCATGAAAATTCTCAACGCCCCATAGATTACGATTCATACAAACGCCACGCAGGTACATCGCCGCGACACCGGCCGTCTTGCTACCGGTCTCGGAGTTCCACGCATAGAAACCACGGAACATTAAATCGGGCTCGCCATTAGGTAGCTTACCCACTTCAATAGGATTCCGATCATCAACCAAGAAAACAAAAATATCGCGGTCACTGGCAAACAGTGTCGTCGTATCTTTGGTGACTGGTACTTCAGGATCGTAAACAGCCATGCCATTAGCGCCATGCCCAACCATCATTCCGGGTACTTTCCAACGTCCCTCGCTCGCGTCAACCAAATCTTTAATAGGCTTCAGGATCTCATGATCGTAGATCCGGCCGTAGTCAGCACCAGTCGCGGCTCGCAGTTCACCTGAATCGCCTCGGCTGTACACCTTAACCAAGTCGCGAGAGCGGTTATGTTGCAAACCCCACTGCAAACAGTCCGCAACCATTGGAGCGGGTAAGTCTTTAAGGTAACCGGCCGGAGCCCCTGCCAACTGAGATAGCTGACCGAATGACCAGTTCGTTGGCATGTTGTCGCCCTCGATCCCGTTCTCATCGGTGTACTCCACAATGACGTCACCCAACGATGGGTTATCGGCATCAATCGTGCCGACGATATTCATCTTGTGAGTATCGACAATGCGAGACTTCATCTGACTGGCGTCGATCTTTTTATGAGCCAACATGTCATCAAGTGAAAGAAACCGCTGATCGTCTGGACGATTAGCCCAGTTAGAAGCAACGGCGCTGTTGCCGATCCCGTGAGAAAAGGCGTTGGTTTGATAAGTTGTCATAATCGTTTCTCCCGTAGTTATGACCGAGCAAAATTGCTCACTCGCGATATTCCTATAAAACGCAACACAATGCAAGTAATTTTTTAGAAAATAAAAAGGCCGGCTAGATTACTCCGGCCGGCCTCGGTTTTACGCCTCGGTAAACTCCCTGTTTTGAGTTGCTATCCAATCCTCACAAGATTGCGAGTTCTTTGGATATGCTTTCTCATTAGCCTTTATAGGTCTTATGCCTCGGGCGGAAGCTATGAATAATCCCACCGGTACTGGCGGGGTATCCATGTCCCACTCAAACCCTCCTAATCCAGTGCATTGAACTCCCTTCCCGTAAACACAGGCTACTGCCTGATTAGGTTGGTCACCGGCCGCGTCTTTAATTGCGGTTATAGGGTCTTGCGCTTTTGACCATCTCCATCCGGAAAGGTTAACAGCTAAGAAGTAATGACCATTAGGCTGTTTAAAAGGCGTTGATTCACTCATGGCGAATTCTCCCGTAGTTGATTGTTAAAGAGTACCTCGGGGGCTTCCCGAAGATGACTGAGATTTCCCAGTCATGTGGCCATTATCGCATACCCGATTTCGTTTGTCAAGCTAATTTTTTAAAAAGTTATTTGGGGTCGCTTATAAAAAAGCCCCGACTGGCGGGGCTCGATGGTCAACGGCGGCGACGCCGCTTAACCGGTTTCTTCATTGCTTTGTCAACGGCTTCTTCGCCGTAAATCAATTTCGCAATCCAATTCAACAGAAACATCAATCCCCCTCAACGTAGCTCATGTTAAAGCCCAATTTTTTACAAGTTTGAGTGACGCCCTCGGGCAGTTCAAAGACGCCGTCATAGTCAACCAGAACGACGCCGTCAAACCACAGACCGCCGCTCCCCCCTTCATCGCCTAATGTGGCGTGTTCAAACCCAATCGGCATACCCCGCTCATCGAGATACACCGTCCAGTTATTACACGTCACATAACGATTCAATACACCCTCATGAATTTTCATTACTCACCTCGATGTCTTCCTCTACCTCATAAGAGAGCCACCCGTTGGACTCATCAACACCAAACAAAAACGCATCGGCTTCGGCTTGCGTATTGAACGAATAGCTTTGAGGTATTTCATCACTCCCCCACAAAACTCGGACAGTTATCTTTTTCATTGTCTGACTCCTGTTCTGCTATGCCCACAAACCCATGAAAGTGATACCCGTCTTCAGTGGCGTCAAAACGAAAAAACCAGTCTTCACCAGTATATTTTTTACAAATAGCGGATATTTCATCCGCCCACTTTTCAACTTCAAGCATCACTACAAAATTCTCCCGTAGTTGTTGACCAACCAGTTAACTTACTCTGTAACAAACGCCACGGCTCAACGTCCTCGTTGTCCATACGTTCATTACTGGTAAAAGAAATTAAGGCTAAAGAACAAAGAGTCTTTTCATCCTCGGTTAACTCTTCCTCATAGTCATGCAACAGGGTCATTGCATCTTGGTAATCAAATTTATTCATAGCTAATTACTCCCGTAGTTGTTAGCTAACTTGCATAGTATGCGACTAATGCGAACAGATCAAGTCCCAAAGTGATTTCCAGTCAAACGGATTGGTCAAACGGATTACTGGATCGACTTTAGATATGCCCTCCATTTTTAGATCAAGGGCGTCGTATCCGCGATACAAAAGTATTTCCGGTTCAGATGTACGGGGCTGTCTTTTAACAAGCACCCAAGTTGAAGCATGACTATGAATATTAAGAAAGGCCACTTGGTGAGGCCGCAGATCGACAGTGTTCCCTTTAGTCACCTTTAACTCGATCAGATGTAATGCCCCTTGGTCATCACAAACTAAGAGATCCGGTATCCCTGCGGTCAACCACGTTTCTAATCGAGTCAATATTAACTTTCGATCAAGCTTCTTCGCCCCGTCCCGAATCTGCTTGTAAAAGTTGCTCTCTGTCGTGTTCGTTTTCTTCTTGGTCGCTTCCTCCCACGGGAGTAACGTCGATGATGTTTGACTCATAGGTATCTCTCAATTCGTCTAAGGCTTTCATAACTTCTTCTTTACTCATCTGGTCAATCGATCCATGCCGTATCTCAGATTTACTAACGTAGATGTCGCCTTGAGCCTGACCTCGACGATACTCCGCTTGAACTGCCGCAGAATAAGCCCCGTTCTGAATAGCTAAGTCCCGAATGTTTTGTAGATCCCGAACATGACGCTGATAAGTAATACCGTATTTAGCGTCTAATTCATCTCGATATGCTTTGATTGCCGCGACAATATGCGGACAGATCAAAGGGTTTGTCATTTCATACGCTCTGGTATGTGCGCTTGACGGTGGAAATCCCGCATTGATAGCGGCTTCTCTCATGGTTATCTGGCCGTCGTTGCTAACAAGCTCCTTAACAAATAGCTCCTGACGGCGCGTCAGTTTTTTATTTCTCAGCTTATTTAGCTTGTCCTTGTCCGCAACAGCGTTTCGTTTAGTTCTAGGCATTCAAGTCTCCGATAGTTAAAAGCAGTATCGGAGATAAAATATAGCTCCTTTTCTTATATAGAGCAAAATTCAAAAAATATTTTTTTGACCAAGACCCCCCGCTAACGCACTTTTGATTCTTTGATTTCTTGGTTACATATTTATGGTTACATGGTGTAACTGTTTATGTAACTGCTGAAAGTATTGATACATATAGGATAGAGCGATTCGGTTACACGGTTACACCGGTTACGGGTATTTTTTGCAAAAATATTTTTTCTAATTTTCCTGCTATATAAGTAACGTGCGTTTTTTGTAACCCAAAAAAGAAAAGCCCCGTGAGCCGTGGCCTACGGAGCCTGATCTTTTGTTACGCAATCTGTAACGGTTACGCCGCGTCCTGTTTTTCTCGCTCTATTTGCCGTTCCATCCTTTTATTTGTGGATTCGCGTTGATCCTTGTCCCACTGTTTATATCGGTCTGCCCAAGTCAGAGTGACCGCTTCCCACGCATCTTTATCCTTAGCCAATTCTTTTTCGATCAAAGGGTTTTTATTATACGAAAGAAGACCGAGGTCAATTTCATTTTTAAAAGAGGTGGCTTCAGCGAGCCATTTGATAGCGAGTTCTCGTTCGCCGCGCATTTCATAATCTTCAGAAACAAATTTGCAAAAGTTATAGCAGGATTGTCCGGTCAAAAATCCCCAAGAATCCCGCGTTAGGATAGGTCGTTTTTCCATTGCGTACCCCTTCAAAAGTAGTCTGAACGGAAGATCAGCTTGACGCTATCGGTATCGTCCATGATGAAATCGACGTTTTCGATGGAATAGTATTCGCCGTTGACGTCGTCTTGGACATAAACCAGAAAGGCGGGGTCATGTGCTTTCCCCAGTTCCTCGATCAGTTCTCTAACAGTCATCGCCATCGTCGTCCCCGTCGTATTCATTGCTGTTATAATTAAAGTCAACGGCGAGGGGTACGGCAGGCTCCCCATCGTAGATAACGTCAATTGCGTCAATCGAGTAACGTTCTGTCACCTCAAGATCGAAAAGCATTACTACCGTGCCATCTGGCACACCTTCCAACGCTTGCCTAATTTCTGCCACTGTCATCTTGTGTCTTCCCTAAATTTATTTGCTCTTGTACTGTCGCTAGGTAATTGTGCGTAGACTCTTCGTCGTTCGCCCGCCAATCGTCCTCCACAACTTCAAAAAAGCTACACGCATCTGCATCTGGCCACGGCATTGTCAGAGCCTGTTGTTTGGCCTGTTCCTCATTTTCTGCCTCGACGACAAAGCTCGGATAGTAGGTCGTGATCCGCACACGATATTGCTTTTTCATTCCGAAGCCCTTTTTAGTTCTCTTCCGAGTTCCCACATATCAGAACAATTTAAAACGGCCTTCAGTTCGTCCACATATTTTTCCTTATCCGCCATATACTCTTCGTAGTCTTCTTCAGTTTCAAAGCAGGGGGTGCCATTGGTAACCATGTTGATACCGTCAAGATCGGTAATTCTACGGTGCCACTTCATATCATCCAAAGACGTGTCAGTGTAGTACAAGGCAAGCATTAACAAACGCCGTGTTTCTTTATTCATTTCAATATCTCCCTCAGTTCGTTCACGAAATCCTGCAAATCGGAAGCATACTTTTGCATTTGTTCTTTTGTATCAAAACCGTCCACACCGGATTCAAAAATTTGAACGCGCCAGTGCATGTCGTCCGAAAGCGCTTCGCTGTACTTCAAGGAAAGAGTTAACAAACGCTGTGTTTCTATATCCATTTCAATATCCCCGTTCGTTGATTGAAACACTAAGGTATGCGCTTATCGCATACTTGTCAAGTAATAAAGTAAAAAAAATCCCCGAGGGCCATAGGGGTAGCACCACGGGGATTTCGGAGTCAACTACGGGAATAGTTGTATGTCGAGAGTCATGATAGTGGCTTATCAGATGATTGCAACCTTTTTCTTTCACTTTCTCTGGCAAGTTCACCGACTAGCCTTGCAAATTCACCAAGCTCCTCTCGGTTTGCAAGGTAGCCGCGCCCTCCAATACCCTCCATGCGGAGTGTGAAATCTTCGTCGCGGACAATGCCCGCTTTATACGCAAGGTCGTGGACAAGGTCAGACATCGTCCTTGCCGCGTAAGGTTATCTCTAACCATATCGCTCGATCTTCAGCCTTCTTTGCTTTTTTATATAGTCGTTTGGCCTTGGCATTCAAGTAGCGCAAGTACCAACGTTTAAGAACGATCACGTTTTTTGCCTCTGGACGGCGCGGTATGTTCGTACAACCCGCTGATAATTTCTGCCTTCCTGCCCATCTTGGACTGCCGCACTCTTTCACCGCGACGTGCGTTGATGGCATTGTTGCCTACAACGTTCCTGCAATTTAGCTCGGCTACTAGCATGTCCTTCTTCGGAAGGTATGTCGTGCTTAACACGTAATACTTACCTTTCTTGTTTTTAAACATCCGGTGCGTGAGCCGTGATTCGCGGACTAGGAAGTCTAGTTCGTCCATTGCGTCCAGTGGACTATCGAACAGTGTTGCGCTAGTCATAGACGTTTATCCGACGGGGATCTTTCTTGCTCCCGTACCGATGTTGCTTGTCGAAACCCTGCTCGATGTACGTTTCAAAGATCAGTCGCAGTTGTCCGGAGATGGTTCTGCCATCTTTCTGAGCGAGATCCTTGATTTCTTCGTATACGTCGCGGGGAACAAGCACACTTTTCCAACGTTGTGTATCCATAGGCCCCTCCTTATCTGCGATTATATGGGAATCTATGCGAACATACAATAAAAAAGCCGCCCGAAGGCGGCTCTGGTTATTTTTTACTGATCGTCACCTTGAAGTGCTTCTCATTACGCAGACAATAACTGATTTCGCTTATTGCATGACTTAACTCAGTGACTTGATCGTCAGTCCAATCGAAACCATTGAGTCCGGTTTCGATAAAATCGTCGGCTACATAAACAGACCCTTCGCCTAAGACCCAGTTCAAGCCTTCGGCTATTCTTTTATTCACTTTGATGGTTCTAATGCTCATTACTTTACCCCTATTGAAAGTGCCGCCCCGAAGGGCGGCGGTTGATTACATTCGATCAGTGAAAACTTTGTTCAAAGATCTCCTTTAAAAGAGGAATCTCCATAGAAACCGTTACGCCAAACTTAGCGCCGTATTTCTGGTTAGCCTTTTTTGCATATTTTCTTGCTTCAGCAAACGTCTTAAATTTTTTCCGCACAACAAATCCATCGGCCTTCATTGCGGCCCTTGCTTTGCGGTAGATCTCTCGATCTTCTTGGGTCTTCCGATTGCTCTCGTGAGAGATAACAAAAGACTCGTCTCTTTTTAAGACGTAAGATGGCTTGACAACGTCAAGTTTCGACTTGCGTAGCTTGGTCATAATGACCTCCCGTAATTGATTGTTAAACAAACATAGAGTTGGGGCTACCAACTCATCAAACAGTGTAATTCATGTATGCGATAAAGTCAAGTGATATTAGACTAAAGTATATGTTAGACATTAGTCTAATAAAAAAGCCGCCCCGAGGGGCGGCATGTTGAGGGAGTAGTCGTCATGAAAAAAGCAGTCGCTTACTCTGCTTCTCCCCAACTAGGCCCGATTTCGACATCGCACTTGTTGGGTACTTCTAACGGTACAGCAGACTCCATCACCTTTGCAATTTGCAGTGCATCATTTTTATCCTTCACGGACATCGCCAGTTCATCATGAACCTGTATCAACGGCAGGCGTCCCATCTTGTATAAGTTAACCATCGCCTGCTTGGTCATGTCGGCCGCAGACGCTTGGATCAACCTGTTCAGCGCCTTGTATGTGTACGCCCGCTTCAGCCGCGTAGTGTCGCCGTACTCTTTGACAGCCTCACGGTAAGGCAGAGCCTTGTTCATAGAAAAACTGTCTGGCTCCCACAGATCGAACCGGCACTTGCGGCCCAGTAAGGATCGAATCGAGCCCGACGCATCTTTCTCGTTCAGTCTGTTCATCACGCCCTGCATCAGACCTTTCACAAAGGGCACCCGCTCGTGATATTGGTTAATCAGCTTCTTAGCTTC